CGGCCAAGCTGGGCGGCAAAACAATGACTGCACTGTCGGACTTGCCTCCTGCTGTACAACAACAGATACAAGCAAAACAACAGGAATTAGAAAAACAAACTGGTCGACCCAATCCTTACATGGCACCGGCTGTACAACAACCCACAGCAATGCCATTGAAACCATTCCAGGTGCCCGGCACAGGAACCGATCCAAATCCAACAAAACCTGGACAACCTGCAACAACGCCTGCCAAACCAACAGGCACAGCAATGCCAACTGCGCCATTTCAGGTGCCGGGAGCAGGAACTAATCCAAATCCAACCACCCAACCAGCAAATTCAACAAAACCACAAATACCTGCCAGTGTTCCAGCTAGTTACATGGATGACTTCTTAAACTGGGCAACGCAAAAAACTGCCATGCGCGATTCAACTACCTATCGCACAATTTCATCGGCCGACGTTAAAAATACCACCCAGAAAGAAAATCTGAAGGCAGAATTGGCCGCAGCCGAAAAAGAAGTTAAAGACAGCGCAGGCAATCCTGCCAGAACTAAAACAGCAGTTACAAATTATATTTTAACAGCGTTGGCCGGTGCACAACTGATAGCATCACAAAATAAAGTGGCGTCTGCATCAGCATATGTGGCAACACCGCAAACTGGGTCAGCACCTGCTACCGCAGGGCAGTCCAGCACCGCCAGCCTGGCTCAGCCCATTGATATAAATACATTAGTGAAGGGCTCAGGACTGGATCCGTTTGCATTACAAAAAGCAGGTCAGGCTATGCAAAAAGTAACACGAAACAACAAACTACGTGCCACCGGCGACGAAGCAATTGATGGCATGTTGAGCTTAATGGGATATAAAGTATCATGATGTTAAAAGAAGGCGGCAATGTTTTTAAAGACGCCAGTGGCCGTATACTAACACAGCGCATTAACCAAGCAGACGTTGCTCCCACCTTGGCCTGGCTTGATCAAATGCTGCCCGGATTAGATCTACAAAACAACACCTTGGGCTCCACAGGTAGAAAACCCACGTCGGGAGACTTGGATTTAGCAGTGGATGCCAATCAAGTCAGCAAAGAACAGTTGTCTACACGCCTGACACAATGGTGTCAAAGTCATGGTTTCAAACCAGAAGACTACATCAAAAAGTCTGGCATCAGTGTACACTTTAAAACTCCAATTAAAGGCAATCCCAATTCAGGTTATGTGCAAACAGACTTTATGTTCTTGACCAATGTGCCATTTTCCAAGTTTGTACTTAGTGCGGCACCAGACAGCGAATACAGTGGATCAGCTCGTAATGTACTGATGAACAGCATTGCCAAGAGCATGGGCTACAAACTAAATCAAAATGCCGGCATAGCTGACCGTGCCACCAACAAAGTTATCACGGACGATCCGGACAAAATTGCCCGACTGCTGCTGAATAAATCAGCCACCAGTAAAGACTTACACAGTGTGGAAACCATTGTGGCAGCACTGAAAGGCGACGCCAAGCGTGATGCCAAGTTGGCAGATGCACGTGAACACTTTGCCAAGGTTGGTGTGCCTTTTATGGAAAGTGAAGATCCCGTATACAAAGAATACAACGAAGTGAACTTTTTGGCTCGACTGCGTGATCGCATTGTGAATCAAGGCATGGCAGTGATTGTGGAAGGCGCCAAGGATGCACGTATTGAACACTTGGAAGATCTAGTGTTTGAAAAAGGTACACGTGGCATTCGAGATGCAGTTGAAATCATGCGCCACGCCGCAGAAGACACACGTGGAACAACCACAGTCAAATGGGACGGTAAGCCTGCTATCATATTTGGCCGCAAGCCAGATGGCACATTTGTGCTCACAGACAAAAGTGGCTTTGGTGCCAAAGGCTATGACGGCTTGGCAACATCTCCGGACCATATTGCTAGAATGATGGCCATGCGGTCGGGTGATCGTACAGAGTTAATTGGACTTTATCAAAAGTTGTTTCCCTTGCTACGTGCTGCCGTGCCTGAAAGTATGCGTGGATTTGTACAGGGCGATTTGTTGTACACCAACACACCTCCTGAACAGGCCGGTGCTTACGTGTTCCGTCCAAACTTCGTTGAATACAAGATACCGGCCAGCAGTAAGCTGGGACAGCGCATTGGCCGCAGTGAAGTGGGTGTTGCTGTACACACACGTTATCGTGACGTTGATGCTGCTCCTGAAGCAATCAAGCAGGTCACACTGAACGAAGTTCCAGGACTGTTGCTGATTGAGCCCAGTGTCAAAGACATTCGCAACGTTGAATTAAATGCTGGCCTAGTCAAGCAACTGAGTCAGATTGTGTCTACACAAGGTGCTGCCATTGACAGTTTGTTTAATCCTGCTGACCTACGTGCTGCCGGCATCACTGATTTGCCACAGTTGTGCAAACGCTACATCAACTCTAGAATTACCAGCAACTATGACAACTTGTTAAACGGCTTTGGAGACTGGCTAAAAACCAATGTGACACCACGCAAGTTCAACAACATTGTGGAATATCTACAAAGTCCACGCACAAACATGGCGGGTATCACTTCAGCATTTACTGCATTCCTGTTGTTGCACGACATCAAAACAGACATGCTGGCACAGCTAGATCGCCAACAGCCCGGACAAGAAGGCTGGGTGCTGGCCACCCCTGCAGGCCGTGCTAAACTGGTGAATCGATTTGGATTCAGTGCCGGAAATCGTGCCCTAAACAATCCAGATCAAACAGCCTAAACCTAATTTTTTGTCGAATTGTATAAATAAATGCAGGTCCAACGTGACCATACACTAAGGAGATTTAAAAATGGCTTTTTTCACACAAGTAAACGGCGACTTTCAACCAGTTGTCAACCTGGATTCTGGCACAGTTGCCGCATCACCTGGCGCAGGCTACAGCACCGGTCCTAACACAGTGACCAGTGGTGTGACAGTTAATGCAGCAGGTCCTAAGTTAGACTTCGGTACAGTTACTTTCACTGGTAACGCTACTGTAAGTGCTACTTCACTGGGCATTGCATTCTTGACAATCCAAACTAAATGCACAATTGCTATGTACGAATTCACAACTAACAGCAGTAACACTGCTACGTTGGCTTTGGCTACATACCCAACTGGTGCATGGGATTACACCAATGCTGGCGATCTAGACGCTGCATTGACTGCTTCACTAGGCTACGCTGTTACTACAGCTGCCACAGCAACATTCACAAACTAAGCAATTAGTTTTTGACACAAAAACCTGCCGAGGCAGGTTTTTTGTTGGGTTAATTTTGTATTGCTAAGTAAACGTGCTCGTGTAGCAATCTTGTCCTGCATAGGGCGGGACTAGACAACACACACACATTCACAGGAGAAAAACATGAGCAAAACACCTTACGAGATCCGTCTCGAACTTCTCACCTTGGCCAAGGAAATACTCCAGGCGCCAATTTACGAAAAACGCAGCCATCTTGTTACTGAATATCAGTCCAAGTTAACTGACGCTAACCGTGTACATATTCCATTTCCAACCTTGCCTGATTTTCCGTCAACTGCGGACATTATTAGCAAGGCCGAAGAACTGAAAAAGTTTGTAGACGCCGCGTAAAAACGAAAGCCTCGAAAGGGGCTTTTTTATTGACTTTAATATGGGTCTTGCAATAATAACTTAAATACTCCATCATGATGGTGAGCAAAATAACTGAAGTGACAATATTTGAAAGCCCTGACGGTGGCCGTACAGTGTATGCTCGTCAACCTGGCAATAATTCAAGATCATTGCACTACCAAGATCCCAAACTAAAACAAGAACTAGAAGAGCTGGAAAACAAACGTCGTTGGGCAGAAATATTTGAATCACGACATACCAATACTGCACTTGACGAATTATGCGACAAAGTTGAAGTGCTGTATGAATTAATCAAAAAAAATTCATGAGATTTGTAGTACAAACATTCTTTGACATAACTGCTACTGGTGTTACTGGGCATTATAAACCTGCCCGTGTTCCGTTCCGAGATTATTCGGGCAATGTAATAACCGACGAGTCTGACTGGAGTCGTGCCAGGAATCAACAGCGCAATTGGGAAACACTGACACAGATACTAGGACTTCGCACACAGTTGTTCCGTATACAAGAACCCATGATTGACGCATCAAACCGTGCCTGGATGTTTGAATTTGAAACAGAATCTGACAATATCTACGGCACCGATGATGACTTGACTGCGGTGTTACGTGCCGACGCAGAAGGTGTGCCCATGTTGCTTGGACTGGACAATAGACCCGAAATGTCTACAGTATTAGTTACCCAGGGAAAAAATCAGAATATATGGTTTGCTCCTGTTTTGATAAATACATCAACGGAGACATACCATGGTTGATACCACTGCTATTGAGAAAAAAAGTTTAGAAGCACACGTAGAACTATGCGCAGAACGCTACAGTGCATTGGAACTGCGGTTAGATAACGTAGATGCTAAAATTGCTAGCCTAGAGCAGATGGTCATACAGGTGCGTGATATGGTCAGGGACATGGCCGAAAAACGCAACAACCAACTGATTTCCTGGGGCCTGGGCATTATGGGCACCATGGCCGGCGTCATTGGATGGTTGCTTGTAAATTATGTTGTCAAATGAAAATAGACAAAGAACTCAGTCGAGAATTACTTAAAGAATTTCCAACTCTAGAACACAACAGTATCTGGAAAAATTCAGATGGCAATTACACAGTTTTTGGTCGCTACAGTATTGTCAAAGAAAATGCAGGATATAGAGTACATTGCGCTCTGTCTGACGTTGGCGTTTTCCACAGTAGCAAATCAGCATTGAGTTGGTGTATTGCCGATAAATTTAAACAGTACACCATAGCCCGCGACTTAATTCAACTAGATAATAATTTATATCATTTAACTGTAGACATCAGCACTAGAGCTGCCATTGGCGATCGCACTAAAGATGCTGATCAACGTGAAATCATTATGACCAAGCTAGAGAATAAAATTTTAAAGAAAAAAGAAATAGAAAATAGATTAGCTAAATGTGTGAATCGGGCTAAATATTACCAACAACGAGGATTCGATAATGAAATTGCAAGAATTGGCCGTACTGCCACAAACAAAACAAGTCGCTAAAGTATTTGAAAGTTACTTTGGTAAAAGTATTACCTTTGAATCAATTTCAAAGCGCCAAGCACATGCCATGTTGGGCCGAGTACGTGGCTTGTTAAGCGAACATCGCCGCACCCCCGAGTTCCATGTCAGCGAACAAAACTCTGCATACTTGAAATTGGTCATGCTGGAACAGGTATTGACTAAAAAAATCCGAGAAGAAATCCCCCCTGCCGCATTGGTAGCACCAGATCCTGCCAAAACAAAACAGGCTCTTAATAAGATTTCTGATCCTAAACTCAAGACAGCAATGACCAAGGCGTCTGCTGGTCAAACACTGTCACCCGACGAACAGAAGTCAGTACAAGGTGCCGCACTAAGTGCCGCAATGACTGCCGAAAATCGTCGCAGAAAAGGTCGCCGCCTGTCTGAGAGTGAAGTACAACAGGCACAAGTTATCTTGGCCAGTCAAGACATGGTAGACCAAGTTCAGCGCATGATTGAACAAGTCACATCCATGCAGTTTAAAGATTTACCAGCATTGGTTGATCAGATTCGCAACGAGATCGGCTACGATCAAGCAACCAAATTCAATGCTGACGCAACAGCGTCGCTGGGCGGAATGGTACAGAATCTACAGCAGTCTAAAATTCAATTAGAAACTGCCATGGGCACAGTAACAGGTCAAGCACCGGTGGTGCCAGGCGAAGCTGCTCCGGATGTTGGTGCTGAAATGCCACCTGTGGATGCCGGCGCAGAAATGCCTGCCGAACCCGGTGCTGAGTTAGATGCACTTGCTGCCG